GCGAAGAAGTATTCGTTCTTCTGTACTATTCGTGTGTATATGTGGTTCTAATGGACATTCACATAAATAACACTCTTTTGTCCACTTAAGATACATTTAAAAACAAAAGGTTTTATCTTTTATATTACTCACCTAAAGTGAAGCTATACGTTCTTTTAAGTTTTGTAAAGAACCACATCTTTTACTAACCTAAGTTATTTTAATTTTAGTAAAAATTAAGATGTCGCAATACTTTCTACCGACCGTGATTCAAACGAATTTTAGTGATACTAAAAATGTACTCACTAAAAAACATCAATCAAATATCCAGACTTACGATGACTGTTTACGTGTATCCAAAACCTTGAAAACAAGTAAAAAAACACCAGAAGAAATGGCGGCAATTCTCGATAAAATGAGGAAAAAGAAACTTGAATCTCAAAAAACAAAGCCGATACAGGTTTTAGATTCTGCACCTAAACAAGATACTTCCGAAATTCGTAATATATGTAAAGCATTTACATTATCAGGAAAAAAGTGTACATTCAAAGCAGTATGCGGTGATTACTGCAAAAAACATAGAATAGATAATCAAGTGTTAGGAACTAGGCCAAAAATAAATGTTTCCTTATTATAAAAAAATGTTAGATCAAGAAACACTCAGACCTGTCATAATAGCCATGACAATTTATCTTGCAATTTCAAAAATCGTACCAGAACTTCTTAAGAAACCAACTAATATTAAATTTATTGATGATATCGTCGCCATGCTCATTGCTCAGAGAGGCTCACTCATGTCCGGTGCTATCTTGACCGGTATTATCACTTTCCTCACCAATTACGTCAGTGACGAATTCCTGTAATACATTTTCTTTACACGTCAACATATGAGTCCTCGGATGTTCCATATACCTTATTTTATTTGTGTATGCATCTTCCATAAACTCACATAATTGTTTTTCGTCTGGTTTACCCCATTCCATCCCAGCCTTAAATAGAAAATCATCTTTTACAAGTTTTTGGCGTTCACATTTTATCGTATACGGTGTTTTTATATATTCGGGTGCACCCCCATAATCCGTTATAATGACGGGTTTATTTCGCAAAGCCGCTTCGACTGCACCCATACCTACACCTTCCGAATTCGAAAAACTTACGTAACAGTCACACATAGCATGTATCTTTTCCATTTCTTCGTCTGATATGAGACCATTTATAAACGTAACGTTAGGTATTCGTGCTTCGACGGGTTGATTACACGTTGCTTTTACCAATAAACGTGAATCTGGTTTATTCATACGTACGAATGTTTCTATAATTTTATTAAAATTTTTACGTGGGTCGTGAACGTTACCTATATGGTAAAACGTATACGGTCTCTTATCTGGTATATGTGCGTGTATAACGAAAAAATCTTTATCAGGAAACTGTTTCTTAAACACTTTTCTACAGAATTCACTGGGTACGGCGATTCTATTAAAAAGTTTAAATAGTTTACCATAGTCTTCGTGAACTGTTTCGGTTTCACATACAGTCATACACGTCACGTGTTTAATTTTTCGTTTAATTTCTGGAATTTTATCTAACCAGTATGGTACGGGTAAAGCAAATATAAACGCATTTTCACACTTCGGTATATCATTTTGGATTTCTATATATTTACTTCCAGGAAAAAGGTTCATATATTTTTTGCAATGCTGACCTATCCCACTCAAAAGAGTTGGACCTATGAATAACATTTAGTATAAAGATAATATTTCTTTTATATATATTACGCGATGGACTCTGTTAGAGAACAAATTGAAGAAGCACTTCAAAGACCAAAAATTCACAAAGAAACTGTCTATGGTATCCTTAGACAAATAGCTGATGCAATCGAACCACCAGCTGCTCCAGTAAAGGTTGCTCCACCAGCTCCACCAGCTCCACCAGCTCCAGCAGCTCCAGCAGCTCCAGCAGCTCCATCAGCTCCAGCACCAGAAACGCCAAAGAAAAAAGTTGTTAAACGTGTGGTTAAAAAGAAGGTTGTGGAATCGAAGGAGTAATTTTATTTTTTACAAATACAAACCCACCTATTAACATAGTTACGAAGAGTATTAAGTAACGCAAGGGGTACTTTTTCTTTTTTTCCTTCTCCATTTTTTCAATATCCCCCTTATCCGGAAGTTTTTTAACGTTTACGTTAAGATCCTCTATCTTCCCGATAAGTTTATGTAAAGCTTCCAGAATTTGAACCTCTTTGTTTATAGGTTTTTCCTTAACGTCTATAGTTGTAACTTCGAGAACCATATACCAAGATGCATCTGGTTGTAATGTTTTATAATCACTATCACCTTGGAATTCATTTATTTGAAAATGAAGTTTCTGTAAAGATATAGGGTTAAATAAGTTTGTCTGTCTTGGGAATGCTTTCCATTGTTTATCGCGCATTATAAAGTTGTTACTTCCAGTAAAATTTCTTTCTAAAGCTATACGAGCGAGAATCTGACCATTACGTTCATTTAATATCTGACCCCTTTTTGGTATATCGTCGCATACTATATCTACATATTTTGCGACGTTTGTTGTTCCTAGATCATTTGTACCTATCTGTGTTATATAAAATTCAACTGGTTTTACACCACATACTTGTGTCATTTCTTCCAAGTGTAAATTTGATTCAAGTGTAAGATCTACACTGAATGTGTTATTAGAACCATTTACAAAATTAGAATCTATAATTATATACTGAACTTTTTTAGGTAAGTCCTGGAGTGAAACCATCTTGTATTTAGTATATAAAAAAATAAACATAAATAACAACAGTAATGTTTTCGTTTTATTCGAGTGTGTGTAATTTATTATCACCTCGACAAAAACCTGAAATAAAAACACAAAAACCTCCATCTATAAAAATGTGTGAAAATGACTATATCATATCTAAAAATGAAGCGAATGAGATAATCATTTTAGAGGTTCCTAAGAAACCTAAGTTTACATACTTCTAATAAAATGTATAAAAAAAATGAAATGGACGACTACATTGCCTTACACACGTACGACTATAAACTCTCGTTTTGTCAAGCGACAAACGAACTCCCGGGTGACATGCAAAGACTTGTATGGGAAAAACTTAATACGTACGAATCACGTGATCTCGTGTGTCCGGGAGCCCCTCAACGAGCCTCCAGAAATCCACGATTCTCAAAAGAGAGAATCGAAACTCTGGTTAACCGATGGAGAGAAAAGTGGGGCGAACCTACTCCGTGAACGTATGAATACAATGGCACGTGAACAGCTTTATTTTGATGATTATGAACGTAGTGAATACGATTCATATTCACTCATACTTTATAAACTTATACTCGAGGATCTTAAGTACCAGAGACGTGAACTACAATATTCTACAATCTTTGGTGATAAATGGAGAAAATCATCTACAAATAAAATAGATTTAACCACTATTCAAATTAATATACACGAAGTTGAACAAAGGTGTAATAATTTTAAAGTAAAAGAACGTCATTTTAAGAAAAAATATTTTCAAGATGAAAACTATATTATTAAAGGTATAGATATATAATAAATAAATAAATTGTAATGTTGAGTATAATAAATCCCTACACTAAAACCATTAGAATATCGTGCCCCACTAAACGTAAAGAAGGTATAGCGGAATATAAAAAAATAAAAGATAAAATTAAAAAGTCAACTTTACAATACGGTGTTGCTGTTTCGACATACCATTTTATTTTTCATACACCTATTGACGGTATTTCTGCAAGTTTGGGAACAATCGCGTCTTATATGTATGTCGATTCACTCTCTTCGTATGTCGATAATATAGAAAAAATACCTGGTTTGAATAAACGATTACTCTTACCGACATGTCTCGCATTAGCCGAATCTGTATGGAATTCTAATGATTTACCATTCGATTTTAATATGGGGGCAACTTTATTTGGGTTTTTAGCGTATAAAATGGCATTTTATCAAATCGTGGCCGAAGAAATATTGATGTACAGTGAAGACCTAAGTGATATAGATCAGCTATAATAAGTATAATAAAAAAATGTCTCTCATTTGCCAACTTACAAAACAAACGGTTAGTCTTGAAAGACTTTACAAACTTGACGGTGTTCTTTCGAGTTTTCGAACCGATCAATTTTCATCTGGTACACCTTCTCAAGTGTATGGAGTGAGATTGAAATCAAACTTTCCACACGATTTAATAAAGTTCAAAAAAGAACTTGATCATGTTGTATATGTCGGTGTATCTGCATTTAACGACAAACTTCATTTAGTAGACTTTATGTATGAAGAGAAATATGAAGATGGTACTCGAATGGGTATCATTGAACCAGTGATTGAAATTTTGGCAAGGGATGAATTGGATACTATGGTTGTTCCGAGACACGTTCCAGAAGAATGGGTTGAGTTTTGGATGAATTACTTTAAAAATGAGTTTAATTGTCAAAAAACCCTTCTACAATTTGTTGAAAAAAATAACCTTCACGGAAGCATCGACTGGACGGAACTTTATAACTCGTTCCCTGAAAATATGGACTTAAAACTTAACAACTAATGTGTAATATAATACGATGAGCCTTACTTACGAACTCCTTAAAAACTGTACCACGATTGTCGAACTTTTCGACGTTAACGAACTCTTCTCTGAATTAGCCGGTGAAAAATGTAAAGTATACGGTTTACGCGCTGATTTTGGGTACCCCGCACACCTTATTCCTAAAAGTACGTATAAGTATATTGCGTATATTGGTATTTCTAATAGAAAATTAGAAACATCGTACGGTCAAGCCCAATTTATTGAATTTTATTATGAACCTAATGATATTGGTATTTTGGAACACTTTTTTGATATGTACCTCGAAAGTGAAAAGGAGATTCTTAAACAGTGTGGGTGTAAAGGTGACGAAGAATTTACCGTCGAACTTTTCCCGAGTAAAATCACGAAAAAGAACCTTTTGTTTTGGAAATGGTATTTGGATGAACAATACGGTGTTAACGATAGGATTTCCTTACGTGATTTCCTTGATGATTATGAAATTACGTACCAAATCGACCACGATCGATTATACGATCATTTACCAGAAAATATTGACGATTTGGATAATGAGAGTGAATACAATTCGGAATCTGAATCTGAACTTGAAGAAGGTGAAATAAGAACCTAAGTTTAAACGGATATACCATTACACATTCAAAAATGCGTCCAAACTGTGTATACGAAAACTGTCTCTGTCGCCAAGGAAAAAACGGGTTTTGTGTAAAACATCGTGATATTGGTGAAGCCGTAGAAGCCCTTTTACTTTTAAGAAAAATAACAAACCTAAGTTGTAATGAAACAAAATAAAAAATTAATATATTAAAAATGGACGCTCTTACATCGTTAATGCAAACGCTCGACCTCAATTCTAAGATAATTTCTGAAGGCGATTATCTTAAAATGTGTGATTCGATCAAAAAGATTCACGACTATATCAAATACGAAACAGATTCTGAAAGTGAAGAAGAAGAAGAATTTAGAATTCGACGTGTTGATATACCCATACCCTTTTCCCCGATGCCTCGTCTCCCACCATTCGGTGATAATCTTGATGATCTTACGATATACGATACGGTAACACCACCACAATCAAGACGTGGGGATTATGTACACCCCGACTTACCGGAGATACAAACACCACCACCTGTTCCGGAACCTTTACGCGATTACGAACTCGAAGATGAACTTATGGAGGTAAATAGACTAATCCACGAGACGTTTAAAAAAATGGAAAAACTAAAACATAGACGAAACGTGACGAACTTTGTTCGACAAGAAGCTGTGAAACGACGTGCACGGGAACTCGGTATTCGATTACCTCGATATACTGTTGGTTCACTTTTAGATTCAGGACACGACGTTGGTAATGTACGTATGTTCTTCAAGGATTACCTTGAAGACTATAACGATGATATTGATAGACAACACGAAGAATTATCAGAAACGTTAAAAGAACTCGAATACGATAAAACGGCTATAATAGACGAACTTATAAACTTTTAATTAAATATCATTTTACACCATTTTTCGTTAATGTTGCCGAAAGGCGAATACTCAAACAATAAATGTATTAACGCCCCTGAAATAATTAGAACACCCGTACCTTTATAAATATATTTTGTAAGACCCATAACTAAAACTTGTAACATAAGACCTATGAAGAGTGCTTCCATCAGGACGGTGGTAAATGGTCGCATTTTTTATATATTACTATACTATATAAAAAAAATGGATTACCAAGGAATTGGAATGTTACTAGCTGTCGTCGCCTTTATGGTCATCTTCATAAGTGTATTGGTCAGTAGATCTAAAACTTCGAATAAGAATGCAAATCTCGTACCAGAAATTGAAATGAAAGAAGAATAAACTAAACTAAATTATAAAATATTATCTCGTGATATATAAAATGATACTCTTATTATCTATCATTCTATTTATCATATTTTTGATTTATAGTATAAAACCCAGGGGTGAGGGGTATACACTCGAGGGTCTTAAACTTTCGTGGACGAATAAGGCAAATATAGAGGATAATGTTACGAAATGGATTATTACTCTGAAAGATTCATCGGGGAATGTGATTCACACGTATGAAAACAGTGATGCGAATAATCTTAAAGACTTTACGGATGTAACCATGAACATAGTAGACAAAAAAGAGTTCGATGAAAAAATTATAGGTGATAATATACTCGAATTGTATTATAACGAGGTTAAACCCAATACTAAATTGTATACGAAAACCGTGACGTTTACACAAAACGATTTTGGGTATATTATAGACACGAGTAAACTCGAAGAAGTTGGTGCATTCACACCCAAATCAAGTGGTTATACGTACGCAAAATCTATATGGTTCGGGTACGAAAATTCATCCTGGAATAATCGTCCTTTAAACATAGCAGAAATAGAAGTTTATTCCGGTGGTGTAAACGTTACTACCAAAGATAATAAAACCGAATCTTCGAGTCAATATTCCAGTAATAATTTTAAACCTAAAAACTTAATTGATGGAAATATGTCAAATTTTGCACATACCAATAACAGTGGAACGAATTGGTTTAAAATAACTTTAGATAAACATTACCCCATAGAAAAGGTTATGGTATACAATAGAACGAGTTGTTGTTTTTCGAGGTGGGCGAGTTCGTTTGTTAAGTTATTGGATGATAATGGTAATCAAATTGTGAGTTCAATAGAAAAAATACCAGATGATACAGGACTCGCTACAAATTATAAAGAAGGTGGTGTTCGTGTTAAAACATTTACATTTCCTGAAACTTTCACATACGAACTTATCATGAACAAAAAGAATGCTTCTACTTTAGGAATACACGTTGAATATATAAAACTCGATGGTGTTTTAGCAACAAAGGCACAAACGACTATACACAAAAATCCTAATAGAAACAATAAACCCGATAATATGTTTAGTGTTGGAAGTGGTACAGAAAATTTCGCGTCATGGAACGCGAATGGCCACAATGTAGGCGATAAGATATTTACTATTGTATCCGATAAAAAGGTCGATAAAATAGATATAGCATATACACGACCTCTATATGCACCTGGGTGGATAATAAAAGAGAACGGGGTTACGAAAATTACAGAAACGTCTAATAGAGGTAATAATTCAACTCCTAGACCCGTCGTATATACGTACGATATAAAGAACGGTAAATCATCACCCTTTACAATCCCTTATCAAATCCCACGTGCTACTGATGGATGGTGTGGTCATACGAACTCGGTTCACCAAGACGTTCCGGGGTGTGGACGTTTATGTTCTGATGTGAATGGCGTGGGAAGTAAAAATAAGAATACATGGGGGTCGTGGGATAAATATCCGGGTAGTGTCGATTGTCCCGCGGCTAAACTTGATGAGGTGTATCAGTTCCTCAATGGTAAACGTAGTTTGAGGGTTGGTAATCCATCGTTCGATTTGACGGGTGGATTTAAATGGTACTATTACAAAGGTTCGTACTTTTCGGATACAAGTTCATTTAGCGGTAAAACTCCTACGAAACAAGGTGACAATGTTACCGATTTTAGTAGTAAACATAAGGCGACGAGTGGACATTTACGAAACGATGGTAATGAAGATAACTATGCCGTTAAGTGGGAAGGTTTTTTCGTACCTAAAAAGACGGGTAGCCATAAATTCTGGACAGAATCCGATGATATGAGTTATTTAACTATAAATGGTGTAGTGGTTATTGATAATGGTGGTTTACATGGTATGGTAAAAGCACCGAAGGATGAACTTAATCCACCAGAGAGTTCCAGAAAGTATTCATCGGTCTACTCGGACCAATCTCCGGGAGTGGGACACGCCCGTTCGATGCTTGACAGTGATCAAGCTTGGTCGGCAGCTCATAACGTAGTCGATCAGTGGATGGAAATTGACATGGGTGCAAATAATTTCATAGCCGGTGTCGTCGTTCAAGGAAGAAAAGGTTCTACTCAACGAGTGACTTCGTTCGTTGTATCGATTGATGGTAAAACGATCACATCGACGCTTAAGTATACTTCGAGTAAAGACACTCGTCAGACTTACACCTTCAGTAACCCAGTTATTGGACGTAAAGTGAGATTTATAGTGAAAGGTTGGAACAGTCACGCATCCATGCGAGCGGGTGTGATACCAGCTAAATCAGTCAATTTAAAGGCAGGTCAAAAATACCCTATTAAAATATACTTTAGTGAAAAAAGTGGTGGTGATGAACTGAAAGTGTGGTTTCAGGGACCAGGTATGAGTTCAGCTACACACGATTTTAGTGGGTATATGCTAAAATAATAGATATTCAAAAAAAATATATACTACTAATAAAATAAACCTCGAGATGGTAAAGAAGAATACCAAACTCGGATTATTTGCTTTATTAGTTGTAATCATTCTCGGTATAGCCTTGACCGTTTATTTTAGTGGTAAAAAAAGTGATGATGTCGAAACATCAAAAATATCAGACAAACCTCAACTTGTAATAGATGGTGCATCTAAAAAACTGAACCCACGTTCAGACGACGGTGATAATGACGATGCGACGGTAGATATATCAGAAGGGTATAAAATTGAATATGCTGCAGGTGACGCCCAGGGTAATGAAAGTATTGATTTGAAAATAACATGGACGACGGGTATGGGTTATGAGAATGTTGAAAAACTTATTTTTAGACGTGAAATTGGGGGTAACAAAGTCCAGGATGATATAGTTTACAATTCCGGACCCGGTATCGAAAATGAGAGTAACGGTGAAATAACATTTAAAGGTACGGATTTAACCAATTCGGAAAACGATATCGTTGGTGTGAATAAGGTATCTGTTTGGTATAATAGTGTAAGTGACGATACATTTTTAACGGATACGGGTGACCAGATCGAAATCAAACAAAGTGATATCGATACAACCCTCGATTTAACTGAAGTCAAGGAAGTTGAGATTCCAATTACAATCGCGGCTGATTCGTTTAAATTTGAAATATTAAATAAGGAAACGCTTTACTTGATTGAAGAGTTTAACCAATGTTTTAAAATGAAAGAATTGGATGGTGGTAAAGTTCAGTTTACTAATTTAAATACTGGTAATGTCGATAAGTTATGGGATAATACTGATACATATAGACTTAAAAAGTATAAAGATGGGTACATGTTGGGACACCCAGACAATAACAGGAAAGAAGTTTTGGTAAGAAAAGTATTAACAAGAGAGGATATTAATTGGGACGATAAATCTATTGATCATAAACCAACGTTTAAAAAATTAAACGAAATGAAGAAAGCCGAGTATGCACGTGCACTGTTTCATTTGGAACCTATACGTACCGCTGTTCGTTCGGATCAGAGGGAAGGAAAAATGGTACCTGGCACTGATTATAAATCACCAAGTGATACGTTTAGGTTTAAACAAACGAGTGATAAAGTTGCTTTAGCCTTATACGACGTAAATCGAAAAATAGATTTATGGAAATCGGCGTTTCCACCCGATTTTAATAAACCATGTGATACTGCTGGAATAGGAGCTGACGGTAACTTTTTTATGAAAGTAACAGGAACTGAAAGTTTTGGGTACAGAACTGAAACACACCAATGGGGGACCGGTAATGGTCCATATAGAGTTGTTGTTGGTGATAATGGAACCGTTGCGATTTTGAAAAATAATGGTTTGGTTATACACTATATCTTCCGCGTGAAACCAATTAGTATTATAATGCAGGGCGAACAGACACCCCATAGGTATAGATGGACACATACCAATGGTGGTTTGTTATCAGATAAAAGCTTAGGTTATATACGCGATAGATGGATCGATAAAAATAATTTAACAATTACATCTTATTCGGACGCAAAAAAAGCCGGTTTTAAATGGGCTGCATTTACATTAGCAGACGGTGATGGTGGTCAACCTTATGTTACCTTTGGTCAACACGCTCCATATGCAATGGGCTTTATACATTTACCCGATGGGGCTTGTGACATAAAAACTAGTACCGGTATTTTAACGGGTACAAAAAATGATAATACATGGACTGGTTCTTCATACGTAGGACCAGAACACATTAAGCTTGATAAGTACGTTACACATAAAGTATACCATCTTCCGACTTTAGATCTCTCTGTATTAGGGGGGAACATGACAAAATATAGTATAAATCATTCACAAAATGTATACATGGAAAGGCAGACTCTTGATTGTAAAGATCACGCCATTCGTAGTTTTCAGTTAAAACCAAATTGGTATTGTGAAAACGATGACGTGTGTAAACAACAAGTTTCTTCTGATGATCTTAATGGTACTGATATTAAACATGAGGGTAAGGGTACGGCTATACGGTACAATTATTTTTGCAATGATAAAAAAGAAACGAGTGTAACTTCAAAAAATACTGGTTGGGTTACTAATCCGGGACTCAGTAAAACATATGCATATGGACAGAATGATACATTTAACGTGAACTGTGATAAAAAACCAATTACATATTATAAATTAGTAACAGATCCGAATAATGGTTGGAGACTTAAATATGATTATAAGTGTGGTAATACAACTTCCAATAAATGCAGAAGTATAACTACCGAAGAAAGTGATGCTAGTACTAATCCTGGGTTTTTAGATAGACAACTTGTTAAATGCAAAGATAATGAATATTTAAGTCAATTTAAATTAAAATCAACTGGTGTTGAAGGTAAAAATAAATATGAATATACATGCTGTAAGAATTAAAGTAAACTAATAAATTCAAAAAAAAATATATACTACTAATAAAAGAAACCTCGAGATGGTAAAAAAGAATACCAAACTCGGATTATTTGCTTTATTAGTTGTAATCATTCTCGGTATAGCTTTGACCGTTTACTTTGGTACTCAAAAAACTCCGATGAAAACTGAACTCCCCGAAGATCTCGGACCACAAATCAAAGTTGATAGTTTATCAGCAAAATATAACCCATCTTCAGAAGAAGAAGAAGTTGTTGTTGAAGGGTATACTATCGAAGGGTATGCGGCTGAAGGTAATATAAACTATACGGCATTGTCTAAAAGCGTTGATATGTCGATTAAATGGTTTAACCAGGCTGGTTTTCAGAATATAACCGAACTCGTCATCAAACGCTATATAGGTGATAGTGTTAAAACCACCAAAACGTTAAAAAAAGCTACTGCTAATGAATCTAAATATTTTGAATCCTTTTCAGATATACTTACGTATACTTTTGACGGTAAAGATGTAACTTATAGTGTTCTTGGTATGAATAAAATTAAGATTTTTTATAAAAATGCGAGTGGCCAAGAAGTTGAGTTAACGCCAGCTGATTTGAGTGGAGTTGAAATAAATCCAGAAGATCTCGCACAAACTAAGGAATTACTTGCTCCAGTTGAAGTTGAATATAAACCTACTGCGAGTAGTGAAATTACTGTTAGTCCCGATATAGACAGAAAAGGCTACTTTATGTACCCAGGTGGTTCTAACATGTCTATTCAAGAATACGTAGAAGAGGGTACACCCCATGCTAAGGTATACTTGGTTCCTTCGGGAACTAAAAATACGACTGTTAAAATTAAATTAGAGGATAATCGTTTCATAAAATATGCGGGTAATGTGTTTTCCCTTGATCAAAATGCGGGTACTGAATTTACATTAGTGAAAGGTGAAATTGATGGTACACTTCGTTTGAAAATTGGAGATGCGTTTGCTGCGGTTAAAGATGGTAAATTGGTAATGATAAAAATGGATGACATAACAACGAAACAATTATACAACACAGTCGATATTAGTGTTACAGAAACCGCAAAAGAAATAATGTACGGTTATTGGACAATCGCCGATGACGAAGCTAAAACTACTGGTAAAAGTAAAGTTGTATGGAAAGGTGCCGATGGTAAACATAATTTTATAAAAACTGGTAAACAAAATGAATGGGAGTCTCAAACTGTCAAAGCTGGTGACACTGGTATACTCTTGTATGGAAATGCAGGTGGGCTTACAAAAAATGATGTAATCCGCATTATAAGAAAAAGTGATGGAACCCCAAATAGAACGGGTACACAATATAATTGGTGTATACGTAAACCAGGTACATCGGGTACAGCGTCGAATTTGTCAAAAAACTATGTTGGCGCTGAAAGCTGGACAGGTTCGACAGTATTTGACCTATGTGATAACGGTGAAGACTAAATAGATATTCAAATAAAATATATACTACTAATAAAAGAAACCTCGAGATGGTAAAAAAGAATACCAAACTCGGATTATTTGCTTTATTAGTTGTAATCATTCTCGGTATAGCTTTGACCGTTTATTTTAGTGGTAAAAAAAGTGACGAAACAAAAACGGAAATACCAAATAAAAAACCCGAACTTACATTTGATACGGAGGCGGTCAAAACAATCAACCCACAGGCCGAAGAGAGTGGTTCTTATGAAGGGT